GTATGAAGATAGTTTGCTTGGTGGTATGCAGTCTGTTGTTGATGCTCTTGACCGAATGGAATCTATACAAGACAGAATAACTAATGCTGAAAAAAATAGGAATAAAGCTCTAGAACAACAATTCAAAGCCGAAAAAGAAGTTCAGAAAGCTACTGAAAATCTTGATAAAGCTAAACAACATCTTGCATCTGTACAAGGTTTAGGAGCAAAAGTTACTGCTGAAGAACAACTTGCTATTGAACGCCAACGAGAAACTATCAAACAACTTCAAGAACAAGAAAATAAATCAACTATTCAAAAACTTGAATTACAAGTAGCAGAACAAAAATTAGCAGAGCTTATTGCCGAATCTACTGCATTATCTCGTGAGGAAGAACAAGCACTTAGAGAAGTTGAACAAGCAGAAGCAGACTTGACTAGGGCAGAAGATTTAAGAACTCTAGCGATTGAAAAAGTTACTGAAGCACAAAAACAACTTAACAAAGTAAGCGAACAAAATTTTAGAAATACACTTGAACAAGCTATTGCTCAAGAACAACTTACTAAGGCATTGGAAAGTTTTGGCGAGGGTACTAAAGGGTATGAAGATGCTTTAAAAAAAATGTCCAAAATTACTGGTATTGAAATTAGTAAATTAATGTCTGAATTTGATAAATTATTTGATAAATCTAGTCGTATAGGTTTGACTCCATCTAAGAGTGCTGAATCTGAAACTACATCACCGGCTGATGATAGTGGAAGTGTCAAGTTTCCAGCAACTGGTGATGTTGTACCTGAGTTTGGTAAAGACTCTGCTCTTGCACGCTTTGGCACAACAAATGTTATTACAGTAAATACTGGACAAAGTTTAAGCACCGCCGCAGATGTTGAAGAAGCAGTCGCAAAAGCACTTCAAGAGGGTGCTAGGCGTGGAATAAATGTAGTTTTCTAATGTCTGTTGCCTTTGATTCTGATGTTGATTTAACAGTTGAAGTTGCATTTGATAATAATCCTTTTGATGATTCTTTGACTTTTACAGATATATCATCTTTTGTTAGGCAGTTCAACACTAAGCGTGGTAGGGCTAATGAGCTTGGGCAATTTGTTGGAGGTACTGCTTCTTTACTTTTATCTAATGCTGATAATAGGTTTAATCCTAATAATGAATCGAGTCCATTTTATGATAGTGCTAATTCTATTACAAAAATACAACCTTTGAAACCAGTTAAAATATCTGCTACTTATGACTCTGTTAATTATCCTATTTTTTTTGGTTTTTTAGATACTATTCCTGTATCTTTCCCAGCACTTGGTTCAGATTCAGTTGTTCAATTTAACTGTGTTGATTCCTTTAAAATTTTAAACTCACAAACACTTAGTTCAGCAGGTTGGCGTTTAGGTCGTGGTGGTTTTTCTGAGATTGGTATTTCTACTGTTTTAGGTTATGAAGATTCGCAAGAATTATCTAGTGCTAGGGTGTCAAGATTACTTGACCAAGTTCAGTTTCCATCATCATTAAGAGATATTCAAACTGGAACATTACAAGTTCAAAGTCAAGCAACAAGTAATTCTGATATTTTATCTGCAATTCGACAATGTGAAACTGCTGAGAATGCACAATTTTTTATTGGTAAAGATGGTAAAGCAGTGTTCAGGAATAGGGATTATAGAATTTCCAATACTAAAGCAATTACAGTACAAGCATCTTTTTCTAATGATGGTAGTAATTTACCTTATGCTGATATTGTAACTTCTTTTGATATTCATGAAGTAAGAAATGTATATCAATGGACTAGGACTGGAGGTACTACACAATTTGTTTCTGATTCTAATTCAGCTTTAAGATATAGACCAGTTGCATCTGTTGAAAGTACAATCAATGTTTCTGATTCTGATGTTTTATCTCTTATTGAACAAAAAATTGCAGAAACATCTTTACCTATTGTGCGTATTGATAGTCTTAAAGTTAATCCAAGACAAAATACTGATATATGGGAAAAAGCATTAGGTTTAGAATTTGGAGATAGAATATCTGTAAAAATAGTAAATCCAGATAGTTCTAGCTATACTGATGAATTATGGATAGAATCCATACAACATAATGTTAATGCAAGTTCGCAAACATGGGCTTGGAATATTACACTTAGTCCAGCAAGCTCAAGCGGTTGGGTACTTGGATTAGCTCAGTTAGGAGTAGGAACGAGATTTGCTTATACATAAAGGAGTTTATTAATGGCAGGTGCAGGTTGGAAAAGTTATAGCACAGGAGATTTGATTAGTGCTACAGAGTTTCAAACTTTTATACAAGACCAAGTAGTGCAGGTGTATGCTGATTCTTCAGCTAGAGATACTGCTTTAGGAACAAATGATGCTGAGGGAATGTTTTGTTTTCTTAAAGATACGAACACTCTTCAGTTTTATGATGGTTCAAACTGGGTTAATTTTATTGGAGAGGGAGATATTACAGGTGTTACTGCTGGTACTAATTTATCAGGCGGTGGTTCATCAGGTGCGGTAACAGTTAATTTAGCCATTGATTCTGAAGTTGCGTTTGCAGACCAAGTGGCAAGTGCAATTGTATTAAAAGATTATGCCGAAACAGATGTAGCCTTAACTTCATCATCTAATGCATTAGCAATCAACTTAGCAAATGGCAATACAGGTAGTATTACTCTTACAGAAAATATTACAGATTTTGATTTTACAAATGTACCAACAAATGGTGTATCTACATTTACACTTCAAATAACACAACATGCTTCAAGCTCAAAAACAGTAGCTATAAATCAAATTACAGTTAATGGTGGTGGGCATGTAACTGGTAAAACCGCAGGAGGAAGTGGATATACAGTTTCAACAGGTGCAAATGCAATAGACTTAGTTACATTTTTATTTTTGGACGCAGGAACTCCATTGATAAACGCATTACAAGATTTTAGTTAGGAGTGCGACATGCCTTTAGGAAGTGCAAGATTTGGGTTAAGTGGTGCAGATTTAGTTAAATTAGAATTAATACAAACACAAACAGGTGGTGCAGGTGCGACTGCTTTTGATTTTACAAATCTTGGAACATTTAAAGTGCATTTATTACTGGTAAGCAGTTTTAAAGCAACTTCAGCAGAAACTAACATTGCTGTAAGACTTTCAAATGATGGTGGAAGTTCATTTATATCTAGTGGCTATCAAACTGCTAACAGAATACAACGCCCTGTACCTTTTGACAATAAAAGTACTTCATCAGATTTTATGGGTTTTATATCACAAATCCATACAAATAAAATTGGTAATGCTTATGTTTATTTTTATAATTTATTAAATAGCAATATATTTTCTTATATTAATTTTCATGGAATAAGCGACCAAAATGATACTTTTGCAACTTATGGTGGAGGTATGTATGGTGTTGCTGAAACACATAACGCTATTAGGTGTATGGTTAATTCAGATAGCTTAGTTGCAGGTGCTAATCTGTCTTTATATGGGATAAGAGAATAATGTCAGGAAATTTAAAACTTATCAAAAAAACAACTATTGCAGGAAGTACAACTAGCGTATCTATAACTGATGTTTTCTCAAGTGATTTTGAAGTTTATAAAATAACTGCTAAAGAAGTTTTACAATCTGCGTCATCTTCAGCAAGTTCATTACACGTAAGACTTATTAATAGTTCTGGAAGTATTGAAAGTACAAGTGGGCATTATTTAAGTGCCTTTAAACAGATGAGAGCTGATAGTTCTTTTTTTGAAGGCAATAGCTCTACAGATACCTTTATGAATATAATGTTAGGTCAAGTTGATGACAATATAAATTCAATGGGTGCAGTAATGTATTTATTTAATCCTTTTGACAGTCAAAAACAAACACACGCTTTAACACAGTCAGCAACATTAGTTGGCTCACAACATAGAAATATAAAAGGTATTGGATTATTTAATCAAACAAATAGCATTACAGGTTTAAATATTCATTTATCTTCAGACCCAATAAATAGCGGTATCATAACTGTTTATGGATTAGGAAATGTATAATGTCTGATGCTTTAGTTTTAGTAAGTTCAAATATATTATCAAGTGAATCAGGAAGTGTAACTCTTACAGGTATGAGTAGTACTTTTACCCATTACTTAGCAACTTTTAATGAAGTAACACCTACTGTTGCTAATGCAGATTTACAATTTAGATTTACAGTTGGTGGTAGTGCAGTTTCATCAAATGATTATGATGAAGCTATTGCATTTTTAAGAAATGATAGCACTAACGACAATAACCAACAGACAAATAGAAATAATATGTTTTTAACAGGGTCAATAGAAAATGATAATTTAGGTGCAAGTAATGGATTAATATATATTTTTAATTCTCAAAATTCTGATAATACCTATGCAACTTTAGAAGATGTATATATTGCAGAAGATGGAACTATGTTAGGGCAACAGGGTGGATTTTTACTTACATCTAGTTCAGTTGTAGATGGAGTACAGTATTTTTTTGATAGTGGAAATATTAAAGCTGGAGCTAGATTTGTTTTATATGGATTCGCTAAGTAAGTATAAAAAATATATGATAGGATAAAATAATGGCAACAAAAGAAGAACTACAAGCATTAGCAAATCAAGAAATTGATGATGCTAAACCTTTATATAAACAAGTAAATAATCAAAGACTTGAATTTAATGATGATGATTACGCACAAGCAAAAATTGATTTAGGTAATTCTAAGTGGGAAGCACAACAGTTTGGTTATATTGAAGCTAGGAGAAATGCTTATCTCTCCATTGCAGAACAACTTGATATGATGTATTGGGATAGTGTAAATGGCACAACTACTTGGAATGAACATATTGCTAAAGTTAAATCAGATAATCCTAAACCTAACTAATGAAACTTAATCTTATTCGTATTAGTTCTCAAGAAGATTCTACCAATGGTATTTTATATATTAATGATGAGTTTGCTTGTTATACACTTGAAGATGAACAACGCAAAATTAAAGTAAAGCATGAAACTGCTATTCCTTTAGGAATATATGAAATACAATTTAGAACTGTTGGTGGGTTTCATACTAAATATACATCAAGATATGGTTCTGATTGGCATAAAGGCATGTTAGAACTGCAAGATGTACCTAACTTTCAGTATATTTTAATTCATACAGGAAACACTGATGAGCACACTTCCGGTTGTATTTTAGTAATGGATAATCAAGAAAATAATTTATTAATTAAAGATGGGTTTGGCGGTAAAAGTGGGCAAGCGTATAAGCGTATTTATCCAGTTATAAGAAATGCTTTACTTAACAATGAAAAAGTTACTATTGAAATAAATGATATATCTGAACTTCTTAAAAAAAATAATCAAGTAAGTAATAAACAAACACAAGAATATATTGGTAGTAAAAAAGTTTATGAAAAATTACAAGAGCTTAATACGCATATCAAAAAGCTAGATGCTAAGATTGATGGACGAGAAATTTTATAGGAGATTTTTATGACAGATTGGAAAGATTGGTTAGCAAAAGTTGGAATAAGAACACTACGAACTTTTATACAGGCATTTTTGGGTGTTCTAGTAGCTAGTGGTACAGGCATGGTTGAGGTTGATGTGTTTCAGAACGCATTAGTAGCAGGTCTTGTTGCGGGTATTACTGCTCTACAAAATGGCTTAGAGGAATGGACACCACACAATAAGGGTTAATTGTGAAAGCACAAGTTAATCTAGGTCAAATATTACAAGGTGGTTTAGCGGCTTTGGTAGGTTGGTTATTTAAAACTGTTAATGACCTACAACAAGAAGTTGCAACATTAAAGGCACAAGTTGTTGCATATCAAGATTCTATTGCTGGTTTTAATCAGAACTTGTTAGTTATTGAAGAAGTTATTAGAGAAATTTTATTTAAGGTTGGGGGATAGCATGGATTGTTGTGGTAGCGGTTGTTGTGGCGGTAAATAATGTGTTTGTGCAATATTCTTTGTTGCGGTTGCAAACTGCATTGTAGTAATTATGTTATCAAAAATTAAAGATAATTTAGCTCTTATAGTTACTGGTATTACGCTTCTTGGCTCTATTGGTGCTGGTTATAATTCTGTTGTAAATATTGTAAATACTCTTACTGGTATTGATGAACGCATGAATACAATCGAATATGATTTTCAAATATTAAAAGATAGCACAATGGTATCTAATGATATTGCAGTTCTGTATGAAAAAATTTATGCATTAGAGCAAGTTGCATACAACGCAGAATTTTTGGAAAATGAACTTACTACATTAAAAGCTAACTATCAAAATCTTGATTCTGAACTTAGAGATTTAGAATGGAAGTTTGAAGATTTCCAAGCTAGGTACATAAGTGAATTGAATAACCCATCACAAGATAGTCAAGAATATGAGTTAATGAAATGGGAATGGCAAGACTTACTTAAAAAAGTAACTACATTAGAAAATAACCAACTAGAATCATGGGAGCTTGATAACCTTAGAGATAGGATTACTTATCTTGAGGCTTACATGCATCAACACTAATGGGTGATAATGGTTTTACACAAAAAGAAATGCTTAACAAAGTTATGTTAGATATTGATAAGTTATTTGAGAAGTTAGACCAAATACAAAAAGACTTAGCAACTAGACCAACTAGACAAGAAATCTATGGCTGGATTATAGCAGGTATTTCGATTGCTACATTGATTACTGTTTTGATGTAATACACAACATATTCAAATCTTGTCCTAGACTAAAAATATGGATAAAGACACCAAAAGTCTTATTTCTAAAAGAAAAGATATTGAACATAATGAAGAACTGGGTAAT